TCCAGTTCAACAAGCACGCCATCAAGCGCTTGGTGCAGGCCGCCAATGACGCGCAGATGGCACCGGCGCGGGAGGCTGCGTGAAATGCGTGGTCTGTGCCCGACAAGCCAAGGGTTTCGGCTGGTTTAACACGCGATTCAAGCGCAGCGATCCACGCCGCTACTCGGATCGCTGGGTGTTCTGTTCTATGCGTTGTCAGAACGCATTTTCCAAGCTCATGGAACGGCTGACGAGCTTTCAGGAGGATGCCGTGATTGATCCCTCCGACATGGAAATCGCCGCGATGCAATCAGCCTTGATCCCGCTCGGCGAGTGCGTAGCCAGCATCGGCATGGACCGTCCTCTGGCGGACTACCGCAAACAGGATGTACTGCGCTTGATCGAGGTCGTCATCGACGCCTATCAGGCCCACATGCTGGCCGAGCACGAGCGTGAGGCCAGCCGGGAGCGCGCCTATTTTGAACAGCAAGCGGCGAGGCGGGCCAGCGTGTCGTCCTCTACCCATAACAACAGGACTCCTTCTCGATGATCGATCTCAATCACCAACCCAAATTCCATGAGCGCGTTACCGCGCTGATGGATGCCGCCTTACAGGCTGAACGTGGACAACAGGAGAAGCGGCGCTATCTCGGCGCATCTCGTCTGGGCGTTTCCTGCGAGCGTGCTTTGCAGTACGAATATGCCGATACACCGGCAGACGATGGTGCTGATTTTTCTGGCCGAACCCTGCGAATATTTGAAGTGGGCCATGTCATGGAAGACCTGGCTATCCGCTGGTTGCGACTGGCCGGTTTCGATCTCTACACCCGCAAGCATGATGGCGGTCAGTTTGGCTTCTCGGTCGCTGACGGTCGTATTCAGGGCCATGTGGATGGCATCGTCGCCGGTGCGCCGGTTGAACTCGATCTCGCCTTTCCGATGCTCTGGGAATGCAAAACCATGAACGACAAGAACTGGAGGGACACGGCTAAAAAAGGCGTGGCCGTGACCAAGCCCGTCTATGCGGCCCAGATGGCTGTTTATCAGGCGTACTTGGAAACCTCGATTCCTGGCATCGCAGCCCAGCCGGCACTATTCACCGCCATCAACAAGGATACGCAGGAGCTGTGGCTTGAACTGGTGCCATTTGATGCGGCGCTGGCGCAGCGCATGTCCGACCGGGCAGTGAAAATTATTCAGGCCACGCAGGCGGGTGAATTGCTGCCGCGCATCAGCACTTGCGCCAGCTACTACGAGTGCAAGTACTGCGCCTGGGCGGTGCGCTGCTGGCAAACAAACGCGATGGGGCAGATGGAGGTGTCAGCATGAACGACCGTCTACACACCCACCCCCAACTCGACATCAGCAGCGCTGTGCTGTTGGCAAGCAAACGCCAAAAACCCCTTATCGGTGCTTCGCTGCTGGAGCGCCTACTGCTACGCCATGTTGACCACGTCAGTGCGGAATCGCGTCTGTGCGTGGCGGTGATTAAGCAAGCCTTCATCGATTTGTGCGCCGCCTCGCCCCATCTGAGAGTAGAGGCGAGGCGATTCTTCCACGATGGTCATCTGGATGTCTGGTGCGATCGTGTCGGTTTATCGCCGGATTTCATGCGCGAAATAGCGTTAAAGACGGGATACCTTCCCGCCGACAGTACCCCGAACACAAAAGCCGGAGGTGGCCATGCTTGATTTCAATGATCAGGGCACGCCTCCCTTGCAAAAACAGGATGGGTCTGATCGCGACGAGATTCGCCAGGCGTTGCTGGCCGGGCTGGACCGCGTGCTGTTCGCCATGTTCCCAGCTGGCAAGATCGCTAACGGCAAGTTTTTCGTGGGCGACGTGTTGGGCAGCCCCGGCCGCAGTCTGGAAATTCAGTTGGATGGCGAGCGCGCTGGACTCTGGATTGACCGTGCCACAGGCGATGGTGGCGACATCTTCGATTTGATCACAGCCCATCGCGGAATCGATGCCCAGCACGATTTTGCGACGGTGCTGGCCTTTGCCCGTGATTTGTTGGGGCGAGCGCCTGCGATTCCCTCAAAAAAGCGTAAGCAGCCCGCGCTGCTCGACGAGCTCGGCCCGGCGACGGCGAAGTGGGACTACTTGGCGGCAGACGGCAGTTTGATTGCCTGCGTCTACCGCTACGACCCAGAGCCGGGCAAGAAAGAGTTCCGCCCCTGGGATGCCAAACGGCGCAAGTTGTCACCACCCGACCCGAGGCCGCTCTACCACCAGCCGGGCATCGCCCGTGCCGATCAGGTCATTCTCGTCGAGGGAGAAAAATGCGCGCAGGCTCTCATCGATGCCGGGATTTGTGCGACTACTGCGATGCATGGGGCCAATGCACCTATCGACAAAACCGACTGGTCACCCCTGTCAGGAAAGGTGGTGCTGGTTTGGCCCGACCGTGACAAGGCAGGCTGGGATTACGCCATGAACGCCGCCGAAGCCATCATGGCGGCGGGCGCCGCATCTTGCTGTGTGTTGATGCCGCCGGCCAATCCCACAGCCTCTTCGCCCGAGGGTCTCCCCGATGGGTGGGATGCCGCCGATGCGCTGGCCGAAGGCTTCGATGTCGGGGCCTTCCTTGCCTCGGGCGAGCGGATTGCCTTCCACACCGCATCAAAGCAAACGCAGTGTGCGGACGCGGATGACCCGACCGAACAAGCGGTTTGGGCCACCGAGGATGCACTGGCGCTGACTTTTTCCGGTCGGTATGCCAATGACTGGCGCTATGTGGCGTTGTGGGGCAAATGGGTGTTCTGGACCGGCAAGCACTGGCAGACCGAGGAAACCCTGGCGGCACCGCATTTGATGCGCCAGATATGTCGCGAGGCGTCGCTCAAGGCAGATTCGCACCGTACCGCCGCGAAACTCGCCAGCAGTGGCACGGTCGCAGGACTGGAACGCCTTGCACGTTCGGATCGCCGTCACGCGGCCACCGCCGAAGAGTGGGATGCCGACCCGTGGTTGCTCAATACGCCGGGCGGGGTGATTGACCTGACCTCGGGGCGTATCCGTCCCCATGACAGGGAGGATCGTATGACCAAGATCAGCACCGCCACACCGCGTGGGGACTGCCCCATCTGGCGGAAATTTCTCAATGAGGTGACCGGCGGAGATCAGGCGTTGCAAGCCTACCTGGCCCGCATGGCGGGATACGCACTGACCGGATCGACCCGTGAGCATGCGCTGTTTTTTCTGTATGGAACGGGCGCCAATGGCAAGTCGGTGTTTGTGAATACGCTCGCCACCATTCTGGGCGACTACGCGACAAACGCGCCGATGGACACCTTCATGGAAACACGCTCGGATCGGCACCCGACCGACATGGCAGGGTTGCGCGGGGCGCGTTTCGTCGCGGCCATTGAAACCGAGCAGGGGCGGCGTTGGGCCGAATCCAAGGTCAAAAATCTGACCGGGGGTGACAAGATTTCTGCACGCTTCATGCGCCAGGACTTCTTTGAGTTCATGCCCCAGTTCAAGCTGATTGTGGCCGGTAACCACAAACCCGCGATTCGCAATATCGACGAGGCGATGAAGCGGCGGCTACACCTGATTCCGTTCACGGTGACGATTCCGCCTGAGCGTCGTGACCAGCACTTGCAGCAAAAGCTGCTGGCCGAACGGGACGGCATTTTGGCCTGGGCGGTTCAGGGGTGCATGGACTGGCAACGCCTCGGTCGGCTTGAGCCGCCACAGCAGGTGCTCGATGCCACTGACGAGTATTTCGAGGAGGAGGATGCCATTGGTGAATTCCTGGACGAGGACTGCTCCCTGTCACCCGTAGCCCGTGAGGCAATTTCAGCCATCTATCTGCGCTGGCGCGAACGGGCGGAGCGACGTGGCGAGTACGTGGGCACCAGTCGCTGGCTGACCCAGCAACTCATCAACCGGGGCTTCGCACGCATCCGCTTATCCAAGGGCGTCAAGGCCCTATCCGGCCTATCGCTCAAACCCAAAGAGACGCCCGGCTACATGCCGTATCGCGACGATTGAATGAATGTTGTGACCGAATATGACCCAATTCTCGTAACTCCCTCGCGCCTGCGCGCGCATCACGTTATGGGGAGTAACGATAAGTTGGACACATTCGGTCACCAATTAAAAATGACGGAAATAAAAATGACCAACACAACAATCCTGGCCCTCGATCTGGGCACGCACACTGGTTGGGCACTGCACCAACTGGATGGCACCATCACCAGCGGTACCGAGCATTTCAAGCCGCAACGTTTCGAAGGCGGTGGCATGCGCTTCCTGCGCTTCAAGCGCTGGCTGAACGATTTGCTGCATGCCTGCGATCACATCAACGCGGTGTATTT